ATATCAAACGGTTTAGCGTGCGTTTCTCAACCACGAAGGAGATGCGAACCCTCTCCTCCTCCTTGAACCGGGTGTCGATCGTGGTCTGCTCGGACGAGAACACCGCTTTCTGGGAAGATATCTGAAGGCCGATTCCCCCGTTCACGCACTCGATAGCGATAGCCTCGTAATCGGTCACGTCGCGGGTGGAGAACTCGAACTCGATGGTCTTACCCGTGGCCCGGAAGTCATCCTTGAATATCTTCAGCGGGATACGCACACGGGCGTCACCCGACACACGGAGGGAGGTGCTATCCCGTTCCGAGATCCAGCCGTTCGTCTTGAAGTTGAAGCCGGTCAGATCCGCGGATATATCCCCGTATTTCCACTCGTTACGGTTATTGTCGTTGTTGCTCCGGTTCTGAGAGGTCAGCCAGAGTTGCAGGTTCGCCTTCTCCGGCTCCACGATCACCTCGGCGGGGGATACGGTGAGCGTAAAGGTACGGGAGGCCGACCCGCTGGATATCTTCAGGGAGAGATCTCCCGACTGGGGAATACGGTAATTCCACTCGTGCAAGGTGCGGTCTACGCTCTGCGTGGATACCGTGGCGTTGTTCGCCGATAGCGTAACCTCCGATAGCGAGGAGTCCGGCGTATAGACCACGAAGGGGATCGTGAGCCGGTCGTATTGCCGCGCGGCGGTCTGGGCGAAAGAAGAGGCCACGATAGGCGTGTTATCCCCCTCCACGATACAGATAAGGTCGTTGGTAAGCGTGTTGCTCCGGATCAGCTCCTCGTTGATAAGGGCCGTCATGTAGACTTGGAGCAAGTGCGCCCCATGCGTCTGCCTAGGGATCACGTAGGTCAATTGCCGGTTCGAGGCGCTGGTCTCCACCGTTCCCAACTCCTTCCCGTCCAGTACAAAATGCACCGTCTTGTTGATAGCCCCCACGGGCGTATAGCGATACACGATCTCCCCGGAATAGACGAGCGCCGGGTCTATGGAGGAGGATATGGACATGGATATCACCTCAATCGTATAGGATAGGGAACGTGACGATCCCGTGCTATCCTTCACGGTTACCCTTACCGTGTTGGAGCCGGTGATCAAGTGTTCCGTCGGATCGAAATAATTATTGCCCTGCGAGATGGATACCATGCCCACCTTCTGGCTGTTCACGGTGTAAGTGGCCGTTCCCGGCCCGGTCTCGGAACCGTCATCCTGATAGACGCTCGTGAAATTGTATCCCACGGTGACGGCTGCCCCCTCTACCGTGGTGATGAGCGTATCGGTGACGCTCATGAGTTTCATGGTCACGCCGCCACCACCACCTCCACCTCCGATCTCGGAGAGGTTCTTCACCGTCCAGAGCGAGCTACCGGCCTCTTGCACCAGCACACGGGACTCGTCCGGATCTTGGTCTACGATATCATCCACGTTGGTAAGCTCGCCCAGCGAGCTAGCCCCGCCGCCGCCCCCGCTTCCGGAGCCTACCGGGATAGCGTCCGATACGACAATACCCCCGGAGGTAAGATACAGATTACCGTCTTTCGAGTAGCCGTTATCCACCTTCTTTTCCAGCAATTTCTTGATCGCCTCCAGCTCCTTGGCATAATCCCCGTCCAATTTACCGAGCAAGTCTTTCAGCCGGACCTTCACGTAAGAGACGTTAAGACCTTTCTCCTCCAAGGCCGGCAAAGAGTTTACGAAATCCATGCTCTCCGCTACACGGAGATCCTCTACGCTAAGGGAACCCGCCTCTATAGCGTTCTTTACGATCGGGGTTAAAGTCTCGACCAGTTCTTTAATTTCTTCGAGAGTATATGCCATGGGATCAAGATTGCTTATAGGGTTACCGTCTCGTTAAATATCCTGTCGAAAGCGTTTTGCACCTTCGTATACGCGCTTATCCATTCCTCTCCGGTAAGGCTGTCCGGGGATTCTTGGAAGAAAGAGAGCCTTTTGTTACGATCAGCGGACGCGTACCCGATACGGGTACCGGCATCGTATATGTAGGCATCTATATGCTGGAATGGCTCGCTTTCCTTACGGGATGCCTCTATCTTTACAAAGCCCGTGGAAGAAAGGGCTTCCGTCAAGGACTTATTGATTGTCGTTGTTTCCATTTTTCTTTGTTTTAGGGGTTAGTAACTCGTTCATGGCATTTTTCAAGGGGGCGATCAAGGAGGATCCCATGATAATCTCCTTGATGGACTCAGCCATAGGTCTCGGAACATCGATAGCTTCCTTGCTGTAGTATATCTTCTTTCCGAAATCAGAGACAGCGATATCCGCCGTACGTCCATAGACCAAGTTTCCTACCTCTTTTGTCAAGTCAATAACTACGGGATCGCCTTCTACCGTAGCGTTAATACTTACTTTACTGAAATCTACTTTCATAATTCTACTGTTTTTAAAAAAATCTATGATCCTAATAAAATATTTCCGTTATCATCGGTCACTCCGACGATTATGCCGCCCATAACACGAAGACGGATATTGTCTAAGTCGAAATCTGCGGGGTTGAAAGAAACTCCGGGATAATGATAGCGGTACATGTCAGAACTCTTATAAATAGAAAATCCGGAACAACGCATTTGGCCCGTAGCAAATACCGACCCACTGAAAAAGCCTGCGTACTTAGATCCATCCGGAGGAAAATTCGATCCCCATCCGTCTGTTGATCCATATATGGCTACGCCAAAAGTGTTGCATATACCAGATATACACGCATGGGTATCAGCGGAATTGCTCCAAGCCCCTACCATGGTTTTACAACTTGTTCCGGTATTGTATGTATATCCTCCCCCTACTGTCAGCCTAAAGGAGGTATTACCGAAATAGTCAGATCCAGTCCAGTTAAGACCATTATAACTATTCAAGGAGAACGCACCGATACTCAAGGTACTGCCTACGACAAGGTCTTTAACGTTTATCAAGTCCGCTTGAATATACCCTCCCGCTATAAGCGTCTGTCCGTTTATTATCACGCTCGCCAATTTGTTCGCTCCCACACTGGCGCTACCTGTAAGTTTCCCTGTTAATTCCGCTTGAAGGGCTTTGGCCAGGTCTTCTTTTGTGATAGACCCACTTTTCGTATAACCTAAAAGAGTGTTGTTTAAGGTAGTCAGATTGACCTTGTTCGATATTTCTTGACTTAATGCCCAAGACAGATCATCGGATGAGACACCATCTTTCCACGCCATCGATCCTAGATCTCCTGAGTTAACCTTGTTCTTGATCGTATTCTGGGTACTTAGGTCAAACATGGAAAATGTCACGAAACCGTTCAAATTGAGTCGGCTAGCGTTTATCTTGATCGTCTCCGCCGTCTGGTTGATGCTCGATATGATACTATCCTTAGATACCTTCAGATTAATATTGTCAGCGTTCACCTTGATAGCCGCCTCCATCTCGGTTTTCAGCCCGGATACGTCGGTCTTCTTGGCGTACAGCGTCAAGCTCTCATCCACACCGTCCAGCTTTAAGCCTAGGCTTGTCACTGTCTGGTTTATGCTGTCAGTCTTCGTCACGTACAAGGATAGGGTCTCGTCGATGTTATTCAGCTCGACACCCATGTCCGTCACCGTGCCGCTCAACGTGTCGATCTTCAGGGCGTACATGCCTATCTTCTCGTCCGTCTGCACGAACTTGGTGGACATTTCCAACCGCAAGTCCTCCACGGGATGCGTGGACATCTGGACGTTGTAGATATATATTTCCCCCGTGAAATTCAAGATGAAATCACCGGTTCCGTTCCATTTGCCGGAAAATTCCTCTTGAACGAAGGTATCCGTAATCGCCAACGGTTTGCTTACGTAAAGGCCCTGTCCGGAGAATCCGGATGTCAAGGAACCAGCGGTCTTTACCATGTACATGAACGATACGTAATAGCTAGGCCATACCTTCGTCCCGTCGGGCATCTCCAGTTGGCCGTCCGGTTTGTTCTTCAGGTAGGAGTTTAATTGCTTTACTCCCGAGTTCTTGATATAAAGGGCCTTGCGGCTGGATACCTCCACGATTCCTGTAACCTTATCCTTCTCAGCGTAGAAGGATTCGTTCACGGCCATGAAACGCTCCTTCACCGTGAATAGCGACACGTCGTTACCGAGTACCCATCCTACCGTATCAGCGGAGAAAGAGGCGTTCGTGAGGCAATTATCCTTCTCCGACAACTCGTAGCGCACGGAAGACATCTCGCTGGAAAGCCTGCCTTCCACGATCTCGAACTTGGTCTTCACGTTCTCGCCCGTATCGAGCATGAACTGCCCACGGGCGTAAAGATTCTCCACGTATATACCATCGCCCTCCAGCCTCCCGAAATAAGGCGTTACCAGACCGTTCATGTTTCCCACCCGTACCTTCACGCAGTTTTCCGGATCGGTCTTCATCCCACGGATCACGTCCATGTAGGGCGTGCCGAACTCATCCACCGTGGTGATCTTCATGATGCCGCTACGGGTGGAGTTATCCGGGTTGTCCACACGGCAAAGGGTATCCCTCTTGGCGATGTCCGACAGATTTCCCACGAAATTCGTGAAACGGAGCCAGTCCAGACGGTTCTCGCCGTCGGAGAGATCCCCTACGGCCACTTCCACCACCTTCAGCTCGTACGACTTGGTCATCTTGTAGTCGTTCTGCAAGGTAGGATCGCCTTGAAACTGCTGTACCATGAGGATATCACCTTCCCGGAACGGGTTGTACAACCTGCCCCCGTCGGTATCCAGGTAGATCCGGCCGGTCTCCGGGTCGTAATGATCCACCTCCATCATTCCGGCGAAGATGCGGTTGTCGTTCTCGCCAAGCAGTTGCGAGACCACGAACGTATATACTTTAAGCTCGTTACGTACCGAGATCGAATCGATCTCCAACTTGTATTTAGTCTCCTCCACACCGGCGGCGTTCGTCACCTTGTAAGGCGCTATCATGAATCCCGTCCCGTTCGGGAAACCGGAGGCGAATGTAGGAGAGGAAAGGGAACCGGCGAACATGGAGTCATGCTTCACCTTCAAGTCCTTTACCCATGCCGTGCCGTCGGCGAACAGGCGGAACCCGTTCTCATGGCCGAAGCCGCCCGCATAACGGTCTGAGTAGATGGAGGATTTCTCGCCGGATAGAATAATATCTTGCTCAAATGTAATATCAAAGCCCGCTACATCCGGTTTGTCCTTGCGTAAGAATGTCGTCAACGAGCGAAGGGCGGAGAACACGTTGCTGTCGCTGGCTGGCGTGGAATCATTCGTTCGTATGATATATACGCCGCTTCCACCACCACCGGTATAGGTCTGTCCTTTATAGGTAAGCGTGTCCACCTTATCCTCCAGCTCACCGATCCGGCTGTATTGTGTACTTTCTCCGATCGTATAGACAGGGGAATCGTAAGGTATATCCAAGTTCATTTCCCAGCCGATCACACGGCTGATCCGTCCATCAGACGGGAAGAAAGCGGGGTTTATCAACCGGATCCTCTGGCCCGTGTCATACGTCCTGTTTATCTGATCCTGATAGACCCACTCGGAGTCCAAGGTAGTTGGGTATGTACCGTCATCGATACTTGTTTTCTTTACATACTCCTGTCCTTTGGCTAATAACTCTTTTTCCGCTTCCGGTATATACTGGTCGGAAACGAGTTGGATATTAAATCCGGAAAGAACATATTCATCTCCATTCTCCGGGCACATTATCTCATCGGGAAGCAAACGCCCATAATCCTCGTTCGCTATGATCTCCCATATCTGGCTGCCTTTGTCCGTCCCTTCAGGCTTGAACGTTACACCGAACACCATCCCGTTCAGTTTGCCGGACTGGAAGGTGATTTTCAGCTCTTCCCCCTCCAATATATAATCTTCTTTGAAATCGAGACCGGGATCTTGGTACTGGTAGGCTTTGAACTGGCCGGTGACTTCACCGTCTGTCTCCGTATCCCTGTCTACGGTAGTCACGTCTGACAACGTGCCGATCCGTTTCGGAAACACATCGTCAAATACCACTACGTCCTCCACCGCTTCGGTGTCGGTCATACCGGGATAAGCATCTATGCAAGGAGTACCCTCCGGAAGCATGAGCCGCTTCTGAACAACTCCATTTACTACTGCCTGCTCATCCACCGGACGATAGTTGGCCGGTATATTTCTTGTACCTCCGAACACATAAACGCGGGTGGCATAAGTACCCTTGCTTTCGCTTCGGGTCATGGCGGCCGCTTCAACGCCTAGTTCAATGTCGACAGCGTCACCGAACTCGCAACGGCCAAAGTGTATGACATTATCGGTTATCCAACAATCACAGTTCCATTTATCTTTCGATGCCATCGAAAAGAGGGCGTCCAACAAATGAATATTATCGTATGTCATCAAAAACGCCTTGTTCTCAACCGTGGAATCTATGTCGAAAATGTAATCAACCCCGTTGTATGTATATCCGTTCGCTTTCAGATTACGTAGGAACAGGCCTAGGTGAATATCGAGGGGGGCTGTAAGATTCCAGCCAGCTTCCTGACCGTGACTTTCCGGAGTGAATTTGAAGATTTTCGTATTCCACTCGTAATAATAAGCGTCAAACCTTAGCTCGTAACTGTATTTACCCGGAATAACGGATGGATTCTGAAGAGTGAGGTATTTATATACTTTCGCCAGTTTCCCGCCCAAGGCATCATCAAACACTCCTCTGAGATCCACGTAATCGCCACGCTTGAGATCAACAGGTATGTCCGTGCTGAAAGGGATGGTTATATAATCCTCCTTCATCAGCATGAACCGGCCTTTCGCCCCCACATTGATCGGTGTGCTAAACTTGACCTTGCCTGATATGTCCTTTATCTCGATCATTCTTCAAAGATCGAAGATAAAAAAAGGGTATCCAATTTATGAATATTCCTATATACGACAATAGGCCCAATGTCGTGAATTAAGTACGAATAGACGGATTCGGTTCCGAAAACTTACTCGAAATTTTACCAAATGTCCGGTCTAAACTCTGCGCATAGGTAATACTCTTCCCAAGATAAATCAAATGATAAATCTCGCTACTGTTAGCAGGAATTTGAATATCTACTGCCCCTTTATATAATTCATCGAAGAATGCCTTTCTTTTTGTCTGATAATCTGATTGAGAATTACCTTCTATAGTGAAAGATAGTGTTATTTCTCGTTCATCTACTTTAGGATTATTGGTTATAACCCGTTTCCCATGTTCCAATCGGGATTTGTTTTCAATAAATTCTTTCATAGGCGCGGGTGCACCGATTGTATCAAGGAAACCATCACCCATTCTTATACCCCATTGCCGGTAGGCATCAAGGCCGTTAATTTTTAAGTCATTTGTCATAATTTATAATTTAGATGTGTTCTTCTTTACTTCCGCTATATCTTTCTGAATCTGCTGAATAGGCTTCACGATAGCTCCTGTATTCTCTGATATCTGTACAAGTTCAAGATAGGAATTTGCTATCAAGTCCCGTGTATCATCTGCAATGTTTCTCGTTTCTGTATTTACCGAGAGAATGGCATCCGCTTTCATCGTTAGAATATTCAAAGACTGAGATTGAAGGGCGTTCTGACTCTTTATCTCTTCACCTGCCATCTGCAAGGCGGTAAAGCGTCCATTCAATTCGCTTCCGGTATCTTGCGACATAGCCTGAAATCCTCCTTTAGAGGATGATTGAGAATATTTACCGGAGTTCCAACCAAAAGCATTGGCCATCGCATCCCTTTCGGCCATCATTTGCTCCGCCAAGGCTCGTTGGGCAGCTTTTAATTGTTCGGATTTCTCTGCGGTAAGATCAAATATGCCGTCATCATCCGAATCGGATTTACTAGCCCAATCATTATACAACGCTTCAATCTTATCACGATATTTATTCGCTACCAGGTTGGAGAGGATTGCAGTTTTAAGATATTCCCCGAAATCATCCGCCATATCCTTGCTGCTCTTATCCATATCTGAAAGAGTGGATATAAAACTATCATAGAAAGAATCAAAAGAGACACCGGTCATGGTTTCGTTCAGTTTGTCCTTCATGCTTTCTATCTCCGTATTGCAGTCAATGACATTTTGAAGGTATTCCTGAACATCACCGTCCAATTTTGCCCAAAATGTAGGAGCTTCATCCTGCAATTCGGATAACTGATCGGCGGTAAGGTCAAACAGTCCGGTCATACGACCATCGGCAACCGAATTGTAGTCGAACCCTATGGATTGCGCTGCCTTACGAAGTTCATCCCATCCCTCTTTAGACATTCCCTTCCGCTGACGAACGCCAATAGAATGAGAGCCGATACTTGCACCGGCATTAAGCCTTTCTAGACCAAGTGTAACATTGCTTTTTGCCTTCTTATCCAGTAGATCCAATGTTTCTTGCCCGACTTTGCGCGCTTCATCACCATAGGATATATCAATATACTGCTGTTTTTTACTAATAAGCGTATCCCATACATCAACAAGGGTGTCATATTCTTCTTTCATCTTGTTGTAACGGGAGTAATCGGCACCTCCGAATCCTGGAATAAGACCGCCCAAAGAAACTACACTCGTTAATGCCCCTTTTATCGTCTGCAAACCACCTGTGACAATCGACATCGGCTTAGTGAGATCCATCTTTTCAAGACCGTTCAGCATCTCACCAAAGCCAGACATCGCGCCCTCCAACCATTCTGGTGTCTTTACCCCAAGTGTTTCCATAATGCCGATAACCTGATTGCCAGCTTCGACATACCGACCGATTTCATCCACGCCTTTATGCAATGCAGTGGTAGCCTCCGACAGGGCTTTCTGCTTGTTGTTTTTAGCACTTTCAAGGGTGGCTTTAGCGTTCTTCTTCTCTTCGTCTGTGTCTTCTTTAAGAGCCTTGTTGTATGCTTCCTGCGCTTCGCGTTCCGCATCGGTGGCCGTCTTTAGCGACTTGAAAGAAGTGCTCATCGCTTCGAAGGGGTTACGCTCTGAAACTTTATCATCTATCCTCTCAATAGCATCGACAAGCTCTTTCAGGTTCTCGGGAGAAAGGTCTTTTTGAGCTGAAATAAAGTCTTTAAGATTGGACTTCAACTTTTTCAATGTATCGGTAGAAACCTTATCTAGGTTGCCAAAAACTTGCTCCCAATTCATGCTTTTTTTGAATTGTTCGGCATCGAGTTTGAAAACGTCTTCATTCTTTGTTTCTGTACGCTTACCAATACTGCGGTCTATCTTTGCTACCTCATCCGTATCGCCTTTTGCTTCATCTCTTTTACGGGCTTCTTGCAACAAAGCAACATCATCATTGAACTTCTTTTCTATTGCAAGACGTTGGTCTGTATATGAAAGATATTGGTTTGCGAGTTCGGAATATGCCTTTTCATTATTGGCGATGGCAGCTTTATAAAGCTCGTCAAAGTATTTGTTCTCATCATCCGACAATTCGATTCCGGTAGCATCAAACGACTTTCCCTTGTTTTTAGGATTAGACTCAAAAGCAGAGCGGGCATCTTCTATTTTCTTACGTAAAGCATCCTCTTTTTGCCGATCAATAGCTTGCATCTCTTTCTCAAAGTTGAGTTCCATCTGGGCAATGGTTTTCTTTGAGCCTTCATTCATTGCTTTGATTCGGGATTCATCGACTTTCATTTGTAAGTCTTCGGCAAAACGTTGTTGCTCTAATGCTTGTTTGTTAAGGAGAAGATTGTATTTCTCCGTTTGCTGGCGGAGTTTTTCGGATTGATTCTCTTGTTTGCTTAATGAACTACCTGTAATACCGCCCAAATCTTTATATGCCTTTTCAGCAGTATCTTTCCGTTTCTTAGCTTCTTCATATTGCTTTGAGGTAAACTTAGATTTATCCTTTTCTATTTCAGATAGGTCTTTTTGGGCATCCTCCCAATCTTTCTTAGCTTCCTCGTAATCTTGCTTATAGGTATTAGGAGATTTCTTTTCTGACAACGCGCCATTTATAGATGAGATAATACTTTCTAAATCCCCACCTTTGACCATCATTCCATCAACATTAAAACCATTACGCTTTGATGCAGAAGATTGGGCCATTTTTAATTCAGCCTCTAATCTTTCTTTAGAATAGTTTTTAAGATTGGCTTTATAAGCGGAGATATTATCATCCAATACATCTTTCTGATACTTCTTTAGTAGTTCGGAGTTTTTCCCCATCTGTTCACGTACCTGCACGTAGGACTGTTTACCTGCAAACATTTTCCATATTTGCATATCGGCATCAGACATATTTTTGCGAAGCTCTGGATTGTCAAACAGCTGTAAATATCTCCGTTGGTTAGCAACCATTTGTTTTAGAGAAGTATAATCATCTTTTCTACCTTGAACAGAGCGGTTTGAATCCTCTTCGTTTATCTGTTGTTTCAATTTCAGAATATCTTCCAACTTTAACTTCTCAATATCATATTGTCCAAAGATTTTCGGATATTCCTTTCGGAGTTCCTCCAAAGATTTTTGACGGGTGAGAGTTGCCAAACTTTCATCGCGTGCAGCTGTAAGAAGTTCCTCTATCTTTTGTTTATGTTTCTGTTCTTTTTTAGATGCTGTATCTTTAATGTCGTTATATTCCTTTTGGGCACGTGCAGCAGCAGTTGTACTATCAGACATTGCCCACATTGCTGTAGCAAGCCCTCCTACAGCAACAGCCAATAACACGTAAGGATTAGTGAGCATGGCAGCATTCAATGCAAGTTGTGCTTTTCGTGCCAATATCCGGGCATTAGTAAGCCCAATCTCCACAAGAGTATGTTTACTATCGGCAGCAGTAACCAACATTACGGCAGTCCTATACGTTCCATAAGTAGCAACAAGCCCAACCAATATTTTGCCGATAGTCTCATAGTTCTCGATCAAAAAAGTGGTAACGCGATACGAACCTGCTATAATCTTCTCATTTGCTTCGCCTATTTCATTCAATTTCTCCTTAATTACTGCGCTCTGTCTGTTTTTCTCGCCTCTAATTCCAGTGTTTTGCTTTTCGAGCATATTATAAAAACGACCTCCTTCGGCAGTGGCAGTGGCAAAAGCATCCGCTACCATTTCAGATGAAATAGCACCTTGCTCCATTTCTTTCTTTAAAACAGCAATGGACTTACCCGTCTTTTCAGAAATAACCTGCAAAGGATTGAAACCCGCATTAATCATCTGATTAAGGTCTTGCCCCATCAGTCTGCCAGCGGCAGACATCTGAGCAAAGGCAAGTGTCATTGAGGAAAACTTCTCATTATTCCCCATTGTTATATCTCCTATGCTTTTCAATGTTGGAAGTATCTTCTCTGCATCAACATTAAAGCCGAGAAGTGTTTGAGCTGTTCCATAGGTATTTAATCCGCTTTTGATTGAAAGTTCTTTTAAACCTCCAATCATCTCCTTTGCTTTGTCTTCTGATTTTAATAAAGCTGCAAAAGATTTTTCCACCGAATCTATTTCCATCCTTACATGAGTAATATCAGAAACAAGGGATTTTAGCATAGCAGCACCACCGATAACACCTAATGCTTGCTTCCATGAAATAGTAATCCCATTATTAACCTCTGTTATACCTTTTGCATCATCCTTGTAAAGAGAATACTCGTCACGAAGTTTCTTCACAGATAGTCGGGCATTCGCTTGCTCCTGTGTCAATCCGAACAAAGCGGACTTTTCTTCATCAAGAGCCTTTTTTGCAGATGTATATTCAGCTAATTTACTGTTTGCACACAATGGATTACGTTTCAATGCAGTGCGATAAGCATCACCGAGACGCTTAACATCGGCTTCCACATCCTTAACTACTGCCTTTTGAGCGATAATCTTTTCAGTAAACCCATTAACAGACTGTGAAGCAGCGAATATCTTCCTCTTGAAGCCAGTTTCCATCTCCGCACCAGCTTTAGCAGCATTCGTTACCAACTCATCCATTCGTTGCGTGGATGCAGCAAGCTGGGTATTGAGTGTTTTAAAATCGGCAGGAGACTGTGTGCTATCCATACCCTTCAACTCTTGCTTTAACTTAGCTATCTCATTTCTTAATTTTACGACTTCCTCCCAATCGGAAGCCACACGGAATACGAGCTTCGGCATATATTATTGTTTTAATGGGTTCTTACCCTTGGTTTTGAAAAATTCTTCTTCTGATACTTCCTCCATAACTTCTCCGTACACAGTATGGAGCTTGTCCTTTTGCATAATAACCATGTTTCTATATGGTATCTTGTACACGACTTCATCATAAGACAGATGCAGATTTTCCATGAACGTTGCTATCTGTCCCAGTAAACAGTTGTTTCCTACGACCGTTGCTTTGCTGTCAGTAGAGCAACGTTCTTGGCTAAAACTGACAGCTTGTAAAAATTTTCAGCAGAAATCATTGAAAGACCTGTTGCTAAAGCCTCTATCACTTCATCGAATGTTCCATGAGACAATTCTTCATGCAGAGTTTCATCGCCTTGTATGAGCCACGAGAGCGCGCGAGAAGCCGTATCAACATCCTTTAATGATCGAAGCATATCCATTACCGTAATCCCATCTTTCAAATCGGAGAGGTAATATCCGGCACCGGCTATCTTATGAATAGTTGGAGGATGGATTACGTAGGCTTTACCATTCACAAACACCGTTTCAAAGTCTTTTCCTAAAACGGCTGCACTTACTATTTTTGAAGCTTTTTCCATGTATTGAAATTAAAAAAGCGGTGAGCAATCACCCACCGCCATCCTGAAAACATTATTTTTCACCTTAAATTTATGCTGCAGGAGCATCCACTTTTTCACCATCAAGCCAGTACTCACCAGCTACACTAGCAGTTGGATTTTCCATTGCGACAGCAGAAACACCCAGTCCGATATTCTTCTCAACGAAGTTACCTTTACCGATTATAGAGGCATTGGTAAACACAATGTAATTACCGGTTTTAGTCTGACCGACAATCGCCTTGTTGATAACCTCTGCGACATCCGGTTCATGCCAGCCAACAACAGCCTGACCGTCTTTTACAAGCTCACCGCCTTGCAACTCCTTCTTGTCTTCAAAGGAATATTCTCCCATAGTAAATGCCATAGTTCTTGCACCTTTAGCGGTAACGTCCTTGTAGTAAACCTTTCCGGTCAACTCATTGATGTAATCAGTCGTAGTCGGGTCATCTTCTGTGTATCCCCAAGTGTCCTGATGGGAGTTCTTCACTTCTGTGGCAGTTCCTAACCACGTTTTTAAGGAAGCAGGTGTAACGGCAGCAGTTATAACCGCACCGTACCAAATCTTTTTAATTCCAATAAATGGTTTCATATTTTCTCATTTTACGTTTAATACTTCAAACAAAATTCTCACATTCACATAATGACACTTTAAATCCGTGTCCACTTCTGTGCCAATTGAATCAATCGAGTAACGATAGGTTGTGCCGTCATAGGTACTTACTACATCATCAAACAGCTTGTTGGCTCTTCGTTCGAGTTCACCCAAACGAATGGAATTAGCGGAGTTTTCTCCTAAATCAGGAACGCAAAGATTCACTTCCGCAAAAGACTTCTTCCAATAAGTTCCCGGCTGTTGCTTCTTTGCGTGGATAGCAATCCTTTCAGACTTCAATTCACCCGTCAGCGTTTCACCGTCCGGTACTATGTCTATCCCGAAAGCCTTGCAATCCCGGTAGAGAATGTTTCCTATGTCGGTAGTTACTATCATCGTTCAAATCTTCTTTTACATCGTTCTAATGTTCTTAACGCTGCACTTCCTGCAACTTCAAAATCTTTGGATTCCACGAATGAAGCATAATCAGCTTCGTTTTTCAGAGTCAAGCCATCTTCGTCAACCTCATAATCATTCGATTCTCTCAAATGTTTTGTGTGGTCTTGATAGCTCCCGGTAGCTTTTGCATCTTCAACAAATGACTCTCCCTCTTCTTTCATACCAGCAACAACTTCGCTTGTTCCGTCCTCAAAGAACTGGTCAACATCCGAAAAGTCTGCATCTATTCCAACCATATTACTCTGTAGGAAAAATAGTTTGTCTCCAAAGGACTTTTAGCAATCCCCTCCCCTCTTATGCTTCCATCAAGATTCAAACAACGGACTTCTACTCCTGCTTCAACCTTTGTCGGCTTGTCAAAGACTACCTTATATTTGAAATCATACAGAACACCATTGATGGAAACTTTCTTTTCCGCACTCACATCATCACAACGACATTTACATACCTCCTGCCAGCTTTCACCACCGGTACCGGGAATCGGTCGACCGAAATCATCCTTATCCATCGGCTTAGTCACTTTAACCTGTAATATGTGTGGAGCGAATATCATCACCAGAAAGAAACTTTAGGTTTGTTACTCAGTTCATCCTTTAGTCCGTATTGTTTACAGAGGAAAGAATAGTACTGTTTAATCCCTTCGATATTCCAAGACATAGAAAAACCGCTTTCACTGATTGAGGTAGCACGAAGTAAAAGAGAGGGGATGAACTTCGCAATCGCCACCGACACCCGCGTTTGGCAATCCTCGCTCATCTCATCCTCTCCGCTTATCTTCGAGGCAAGACACATATCCAAAAGGTCAGCCTCCGACAACTGAATGCCGAAAGTCTGAAACTTCTGTGATATGTATTCATTTACTGTCATGCGTTTAATGCTTCTTTCAGTTTGGCAGTTGTTTCTTCATCCAATTCTGCAACCTTAGCCAAAAGAGTTTCCTCTTTCATGTTACCGGATGCCTGTATGCCGATGGCTTTCAAAGCATCAACCAAAGCCTTTTTCTCAAACTCCTTTTCAAAGAGGGAGATTTTCACCTCTTTCTTTTCTTCTGGTGCTTTCACTTCAGTGGTTTTCGCTTCAACCCGCTCGGCAAGTCTGCGGCTCTCCATATCCAGCACACGGGATTCCTCACTGACTTCAATCACTTCACCGGGAGTATAATACTTCCCTGTAAACTTGTCACGGAAAACAGATATAACCTTTACTTTCATAGCTTCCTCCTTATGCTGATTGAATTGATGCAATCTCGGTTAAGTCGAAATTAGTAATCAAGTTCGGGTTGGTAATCTGAGGAATCCACTCTGCCGTGTATTCCATGTAACGACCATTCTTGTCACGGTAGTTGGAAATAAGCATCTGACCATCTGCCGGGACATAAGTACGTCCTTGTACGGGATCGGTAGATTCATATGGAGTATGGTGGCGCATATATCCAATTTGGTCGGAAGGTAACAGAGTAATACGGTTATCCGCATAAATCTGTACATTCTTACCCGTCTGATCTTTTACATAATCTTCCTTGATTTCGATACGCGGAAGCCCAATGCCGGTAAATACTTCAGAAGCCAAAGCAGAAGAAACCAAACCAGTACTCAATTTCATCTCGTTTGTTCCGAGAATCATCTTGTACTGCTCGCCAAATTCAGAAGAACCGAGCACGTGTTTGTTGAAAGTCGCACGTGTCATTATCATCTTCTGATATACACCGTAGTCGGGAGCCAACTTGTGTAATTCTTCTCTCAAGTAAGAGATAAACTTATTCTTCGAATCGACAATTACATCAGCCTTTGCTGACTTAATAATGTTGAACGGAAGACTGATCTCCAGTAACTTGTTATTGGTCTGTCCGGAAGAAACAGCGGTATCCTTGTTGTAAACAGTGGCTTCGGCTGTCATAAGCAAAGCACCCAACACAATATCCATACGCTTATGGGCGGCAAGAGTAATCTGTCGATAATCGTCTGAAACGAAGTTTACAATCTCATTCAAAGCCGCCATTTGGTCGGAACTCTTAGCTTGGTTGAACTTGTCAATCAAATCCTGTAATTCAGAAAGACGGTCAATGGACATCTGATAAGCATCACCCAAATAGGCAATCTCACCGTATCCAGAACCGATATTCCTACGTTCACGGATAGGTTTCTCTCCGAAACGAGAATTGATAGAACCAGCCATTACCCCGGTAACATTACCGATGTAATCCTTAAACACACGAGTAGTAACCCTGCGGAAAGTAAGATACTGTTGCCAATAGATAGTATCTTTGCGCGTTTGGTTAACGCGGTTGATGATAGCACTTACAATGCCAGCATCACTAAATAAAGTTTCAATAGTCAAAAACATATCCCACCTCCTTATTCGTTAAATTCAAACCAACCTTTCAAATTCGCCTTGTCATTCTCGGAGAATGGAATAGCCAATTTAGAAGGCTCAATCTCTGCGGCTGTACGAAGCAACGCGACCAAAACGATACCGTCATCTACTTTTGTTCTTTCATAGAGGGCGGAGTTAGCGACATACTTTTGTTTTGTACCGTCTACTGCGGCCGCTTCAAAAAGTACAGCATCCTTTGCGACATTCTCACCGAAAGCAGCTTCAATAGTCAATACATCGTATTTTTCGTTAGACTTGTCGATAGCGGTCACTTTAGCCCCTTTAGAGCCATTTCCGATAAACATACCAACATAGGCTAACGGAGTCTTTGCGATTTTAATACTTGTGCCGGAAGCATAGGCTTCGGCAACTCTTATATTTCTCACCGTATGGGCAAACTTGTTTTTCAAATCTGCATAGACCGGAATAAAAGACGGGAGGATAGTGCCTACCGCCAAGTTCGTTGTATCGAGCTTATAAGGTCCACGTCTGCGAATACCCGTTTGGACATCGTAGCGTTCCTCTTGCTCGACAGGTGGAACCAAGTCATACTTAAATCCTGCTGACATAATTAATTTTTGTTTTGTTCAACATCTTTTTTTGTTTCCTCATTAATCATCTTGGCGATAGATTCAGCTTCTTTCTCAATCTTCGTTTCCGCTGATTCGGGAGGGGTAACACCGCTAAAGCCGACATTAGCAAGTTCCTGCTTTGCATCCTTGAAATAAGTATCTAAATCTGCATCTTCAGGAATTGCATAACGCTTTGCGAATGTTTCGGGAATACCGTACTCCTTTGCCTTTGCCAAAACCTGCTCTTGACGGGTAACCTGCGCTTTCTCTGTCTCAAACTGAGTAAGTTTGTCCGAAAGCGGCTTAACGGCTGCACTCACTGCATTGGCGATGATAGTTGCCATATCATCAGTAGGTTTCTCAACAGGCTTTTCTACCGGTTTCTCGATTTCAATTGGTTTACCGTCCTTCAAACCGTGTTTCTTCTCGTAGTTGGATACTGCGGAAGTAACGGCTGTATTAGCCCGGAAATCACCATAGGAATTTAACACGTCCTGAAAGCCTACTCCATCCGCGATTGTCTGTAATTGGCTTTCGTCCGTAACACCGACCGCTTTCTTTTCAGCGATCCGGCTTAAAGTAGCTTCATCAACCCCAGGGAATTTGGTTTTGAGTAATGCTAAAATCTTTTCTTTCATACCGTATGAATTTTCGTTTAAAATCTTTGGTATAAAAGTAGATAGGTTATGTATAGATAAGAAATTTCAGAATACGGAATACATGACAATAGAGCTATTGTCGTAAAATCAGCATAAAAGTAAATGGATGGGAATAGAAGGGGAAATTTTGAAGGGAGAAGAAAAGCACATTAAGAGGCAATGTGCTGAATATATATAAAAAGGCGTGAAACCGGGTAGGAATCACGCCTAACGATTTTATTTTTTCTTTTTTTCAAGCCAATTCTTAATATCATCTAAGGTTTGTTCATATGTTTCTGACATAGAAGGAAAATCTTTTATATTCCAATAGAAAGCCCATAGTTTAAAAAATTGTACTATCAATCCTGCGTAATTAGCACAATCGTCTCGCACTATGTCAAATATTTCAAATACTCTTTTGTCTTCGTCAGGATGTTGTTCATCTCCATTTAAATCCTTTGAAAAAAACAGTAATGAAAAAAGAGCTGAAATAACCCCAAGAGTCGCAGTAATCTTATCTGTATCTAGAACGTCATAATAAATATCCCAAAAGGCCAAACTATCTGCATCTTTCTCATCTTCTTTAGTAGGACAAATATGCCCAAATCGGAAATGAGCTAATTCATGCAAAAGAATAAAAATTATACCATAACAATAGACTGAATTAGTTTTACTTCCATAATCACTGGTCATATCCAAACAATTAAAACGGCAAACATCCTCCTTTGTGAATTTAGTTGTTATCAATTGTTCTGCTAGTCCAAATTCAGAAAAAGCCTTCTCAAAAACAGCCTGATGATCTATAATTTCGTTTAACACATCAATTTCTTTTGTTCTTTTTTGAGACAGTTTTACCATTTTAATTAAAGCGTCTTTTATTTCCTCTGTTTCTTTTGCCAATTCCAATTCTAAAACATTAGCATCATAAGTTTTAATTGCTATATCACATATGATCCATAAGAACTGGCAATATGCAGAAGATAACTTGACTCTATTAAGAGAATCTAACTCAGCGACCGTAGTAATCTTCCCTAAGAGATCAACCCACATAATTTCATTTTGCAATCCTTTTTGAATTTGTTCTGGAATTTGCGATGATCGAATTTTTGAAATTTTCTCTGTTATTTCACTATTCAATTTATGTACAGGAAAATTTAAAACAATTTCTGTATTTTCCATTATCACAATAAATTTATAACCGACAATTCCTTACTCAAAGACTGAATACCTTTCTGAATCTTCTCCAGTTGTTGTTTGCGGGGTTTATGCACTCCGGCAGCATAATGCCACAACTGACGTTCATTGATGCCGGTTATCCGGCTTAATGCCGCTTTCGTGAAGATGCTGCTGTAGTAATTGATAAAAGTGGCAGCATCGATCTTAAACTTTAGCTCAAATTCTCCGGTCAAAATCTCTACTGGATTAGGATTGTCTTCTAAGTACAATTCGATAGCCTCTTTCATATTATCCTCAATCTCTTTCATGTCGTTACCAACAGTAATGACCGGAGCACCTTCGATGTACGCACTTAGATTCTTTCCCGCATGTTCTACAATAACTTCTACTGTTTTCATATTACCTCCTTTTTTAATTAAGAGAACAAGGGGGCTACTTTAGCCCCGCTTGTCTCAAAATGCTGTAATAAGTGCCTTTCTCAACGCCTTTGCTGTTATGATTCGGTACAATAACCACTTTGCCGTCTTTCTCAAACTTCATGTGACTACCTTTCTGACTCTTTAGAACAAAACCGTTTTCTTGCAACATAGTTACAACGTCTTTAACTGATTTGTAACTCATAACGCTTTGGACTTAATTACAATACAAATATAGTAATAATATGAATACTATCAAATTATTTATTCATTATTTTACTATAAATTAAAAATAGTGGCAACTGCGAAGAATTACCGCTAAATGTTCTATTTTTCATATATTCAAATTATAACCCTCGCAATTTTTCTGACTAAGGAGCATTTTTTTGTTCCATTTTTCTTACACCTTCATTCTTTGCCGTCTGTTCCTCTTCGATTTCCTTCAGCTCTTCATCAATGCGATCCGCGTTCCCAGCAAACATAATGCCCTCACGCCTTGACCATACACCACCACTGACAGCGGAGACGGCAGTAGTCACCTTATCGTTCAAGTCATCAATCATAAACGGAGCCAAGTCTGTCTCAATATCAATAGTCTGTGATGCCTTGTTGAACTCAGTGGGATTAATCGCCCCTAAAGCAGAAACAAGGAAATTAACCCTTCGTTGTAAAAACTCTCCTATAACCTCCGCATGATTACTTACGCTCATATGGGCACCCATGAACATAAAACGGAAAGCTGTACCGGAAGCCTTACCTACACCTTTCAATGTTTCAAAGGATATTCTCGGAGTATTCGACATATCGTAAGCCATGTTAGTAAGCGTTTCAGCTTCAAATTTAACCGTATCAGGGACCTGATTCCACGTCAGATATTGGGCATCTGCACCTTCCCCTGTGAGTTTAACCATCCTATCCTTAATCTTACCCATGAAGCCTTCTACATCGCCAATCAGTTTCAGCAAAGGGAAAAAGTGATAGTCGATACAATCAGCGTAGTTAGATAACAGCTTCTCCAACCGGACCCGGAAGGTCTTTATCTTCTTGCAATAAGGTTCAGGACGATAAGCGTAGAGAACCGGTAACTTAGGGAAGCCATGAGCGAATGAAGTTCTTTCCTCATACCCCTTAGCCAAATCCCACTGATAGACCATCTTATCGGTGATAGTCATAAAGCAAGTTATCTCCGAATCATCCATGAGCTTCTTCTTGTACTCACGTGAGAAAGCAATCATCTTACCTTCATCATTGAAGAACGGATAAAGCTTATCCCCATGGAACGGAGACCATAATACGCTTTTCAGCTTCTTGGTAGGTTTTACCTTGCCTCCGAATGTAGTCTTAACTTTCTTCCAGAACTTCGCCCAAAACGAATCATCATCGGTAACATACCAATATTCTGCCGCTTCTTGTTCGGAAAGCCAGGCACGGACAATCTTCTTGTTCTGATATTTGATTTTGTTGGACTTGAATACAGCTTTGACCGCATCCAGCAGCTTCTTTTCATCATCATCAGTCGGAGTGCAATCCATAGACGGTTCTGTGCCGACCGTGAAAGCTGTTTGAATGTTCACTATATCTTGTTCCAATGGAATGGAGATACGGTTCACCGGTTCAGTCTTATACTTTGCTTCGATTTCATAAGTCTTACCAGTTTTTTCATCGAAGTGTTTCTCAGCTTCTTTTTCAAGAACCTTTCTGTCCGGATACTTCTTTTTGTCAACCATGATTTCATGTCGTTCCGAATTCCAATCATCCCAAAGTTTGCAACGGTCGGGAAGTTCAGTCTTCCTACCTTTCTTCAGGTAGTTTATCTTCTGCCCGATGTCAGGCAATGCTAATATTTCTTCTAAATTCAATGGCATAGTTTATATTTTTAATGCGTGAATATTCCTGTTAAATCTTTCGGCTTCTGAATTTTACCAAGAAGCTCACCCAATACATAGTAACGTACAGCATCTATTCCGTGATTGTCATGGTCTTCCGGTTCGTTGATATAGTTCCCGTCCTTATCCTTTGCCCAAACATACTTTCTGAACTCGCTTTGCAAGTTGTATGAGCGTTTGGTTATATAAATCTCCATATCTTTCATTTTGTCAATTCCGGCATTGATAGAGCCTGCACCTTTCTCTACGGCATATATCTTGATTCCTCCGTTGTGTATCTCTTGAATCAATCGAGGGTCAGCACTATCAGCTATGACTTTCAAACCCCATGGGCGAAGAGTCTTGATGATGTCAGAAGAAAGCAATCCAGTACGGTAATCCACTTCATCCAAGTAAAGGGCGTTATCAACGATACCACAACGAATGGAAGCAGACGGGTCATGCGTATAACCGAAGTCTTGCCCGAAAGCAATTTTCTTTGCCCAAGCCGGGAACTCGTCAACAATTCCCCACTTCTTGAACACAGCACCTTCCGCCACGTCTGCCCAACGGCCGATAACCACATGAGCATACTTTTCAGGATTACTCACCTTCATATCTTCCACCTCTTTCAGGAACTCAGGAGAAAGGTTATCCAAGTTATCAAAATACGTAGTATGGATATGGAGCACATTCGGATGAGTGGAAATCTGAACCTGCACACCGTCAATCTCTACCAGCTTGTGAGTTTTCTCAATGTATTTTTTGTAGATGAAGTGATTGGAATCGCACGGATTCATTATAATGATAATCCGGTTCTGAATCCCTTTCTTACGGATAGAGAGCATTATCTTGTCGAATTCTTCTTCATTTGTCCACTCTTCCGCTTCATCGCAGACGAAAGTAGTGATACCCTGGATGGATTTTAGTTTCGCTGTTTGGTTTCCTGATGAAGTTTTGATACCTCGGAACATGATACGGCTCTTAGTCATTTTGTTGACTATATCCGTCTTGGTGGTCTTGAAATACTTTGTTGTTCCGTCTAGGTCAATCTTCTCCATCATTTCGGGGATGATAGACATACCAGCGGAAACCATCGTGTAGCGGGTGTAGAGAATCTGATGAACAATCTTCTCGGCTTCCGTCATTTCAAAGGTCAATCGTTCGATGAAGGTGGAAGCATTGAAGGACTTGCCGGAGCCACGTCCCCCAGTGATAAGGATGATGAATTTTTCCTTATCCTCGTATAATGGATGGTAATTTTCTTGGGGTACTATCATTTCAGTTTGTCTTTAATCCAAGAATCAATAGAAATACCGTGGTCAATATCGGTAGGGATGTCGGCATCTTCATCCTGTTTGCGTTCAACTTTTCTCCAATCTTCATCATGGTGGTACAACCAAACGGACATCGCTTGCAGATTCGGAGCCAGCTCACTTTCGCTGACTTGCAATTCTTCTTCACCGGTCAGATTACCTTCCATGTCTTTCAGTTTCCTAACTACAGTACTTTTTGTCTTGATACCACCAAGAGCCATAGCAAGGAACTTAGCCCGTACTGTGGATGTTACGAGCGCACGCCCACGCGCTAATACTTGAGATAATTGCGAATATTCATTCTTCTTGATGCAAAAAGTTTCGGGTGAAATTCCAATAGCGAAAGCTATTTCCTTGTCAGTGAATCCCTTCTTGGCATACGATTCCACGAGAGAAAGAAAGTCCTCGCTTGTATAGTCAAACTTGGGCTTTCTTCCTCCTTTACCTTTTCTGCTTTTAGATTCACTATTGTTCATAATCAATTATCCGTTATTATTACCCATATATATGCGGCGAGAGACCGGCTTATTTCCATAGACATCAATTCCTCTTTTTGAGAAATAGCTATCTATTTTCTCAGCATATCTTCCCATTATGGATTTCGTTCTATCCCTTATGTTTCTTTGTCTTGCAGAACCTAACCCGTATTGCCTTCCAGCGTTGTACATTATTCGTCTGGACTGTTGATATAACTGGCTATATGTTTTCTTTCTAACTCAGCTTTCCTCCCAATAATTAATCTATTCTTTCTACTTGTTCATCAAATGCTTCTCCCTTTATGAACTTCATATCAGGGTCATACCCGAACCTTTCGCAGAAAGCGGCTTTAGCTTCATAGGTATCGAAGGACAACATCACATAGGCATCCATGTTCTCGGCTTGCTTCTGCGCATTCTCCTTTACCTGTTGTTTGACTTCTTTCATGTGGGCTACTTTTTCGGCACGTTCCAATTGCTTGGCGGCTTTCTCGGCTTCCTTTTGCTCGGTAACTGGTACCATCATATCAGAAAGGGCATCAGCAATGGAGCTTTCCTCTTCTGTCTGTAATAGGTAGTCAACACCAATCATGTTCAAATCAGCATCCGTCAGACCAGCATCTTTCCAATCAATATCGGGGACGATACGGGCAAGAGCATCAAAATCCCAAGTACCTTGCGCATTAGGGTTATTCATCAAGATGTTCAGCTCCTTCTCCTGCTTTTCGTCCACATCAATGACATCGACACGGATACGATAGTCGTTATCAGGAAACTTTTGCAGTTCGTCCATAACAGACAAACGCTGGTGTCCGCTGACTACTGTAAGACCAGTACGCTTATTCACAACTATTCCACCTACCAATCCGAATTTCTTGATACCACGTTTCAATGTCTTACGTGATTCATCGGATAGCTTTCTCGGATTATAATTGGCAAAGTGAATGGCAGAACGATTAAGCTCTACTGAATCACTCTTTATATACTTACTTAGTTCCATTATCATACTCAAATAAAATTCTTCCACTCATTGGAAACGCCTTGATTATCTTCTGTAAGTCTACTGGATAGTTACTACGAAGCCAAAGAAAGCAATCAATATTGAAACCAATACCATTACTTGCCTTATTGCCATATCTTACCGGTTCAGGCAGGTTATTTTGTTTCATATAAGCAAGAATATCCTTTTGCGTCCAATCTGCTAAAGGATAACACATACCATTATTCTCATACCCCTTTTCTTCGTAACCATTCAACATTAATCTACGATTCATGCCATCGGCTTTTTTCATACCCAAGAAGGTATAATAAACTCCATGTTTTAATTGCATGGCTTTCACGACATCGGCTAACTTCAACAGCCTTACTTCGGGATTAGGCACGCAATACATGCCACCTCTAAGAATATATGTAAGGTTCCAGTGTGGTACTTGAACAAACTCTATCTTCGGGTATCTGGCTTTAGTCCAGTTTATCCAACGGTTGATATGTTCTAAGTCTTTGACGAAGTACATGAACACGCAGACAATACGATCAAACTTTGGATAGAGTAAATCAAGCAGAACAAGCGAATCTTTACCCAAGGATAAAAACAGTAAAGCCTCACTCGATCTTTCTCGAATGAGGTCTATATACCGGTTCGCTTGCTCTACTTTATTCATAGCTAACCACCAGATAATCCAAATGAAACACGAAGGTCACTGTAACGTTGTCTACGTGAACCTAACTGGGTGGCACTTGCCGTCCCCCTACGATTAGCAACTAATCTACCGCCAGCACCTGCACCATTCATATTTCTGCGCGGTCCGGCTACTCTGTTTACTCTTCTTGCGACTCAGCAATAATTTTAAATTAAACAATCAATCTATATGTTTCTCTAATACCTTGCCTAAAGTATAGTCCATCTGGGCAGCGAGGTATTCTTCACCTTGATACTCATAAACAATATCATCCCCATTATCGTCCGTGAGAATAACTGCTTCTGCACTCTTTACCTCTATAATCATATACGGGCGTTTGCCCTTGTATTCGCCTGTAAGTAGTTTGATGGCATCGTACTTGATAGGCTTCAACTCGATTTCGCCCTCTTCGGGAAGTTCTTCGTCAGCCTTATATTCTTTACCACCACATAAATAAGTTATATACTTCTTTGCGTTGGTAGGTCTAATTTCGCGGTATTCATGAGTTTTTTTACCTGCTAGAATCTCATCAAAATACTTTTGCTTAATTGAAAGTGTTAATACATTCATAATCGTGTCCTTTAAAAATTAATAATCATAGTTGCGGGGGGCTGAATCGAACAACCGACCTCTACCAAGTCAAAGTAGCAAGCTAACCACTGCTCTACCCCGCGATAGCACCACTAAGGTACTACCATAACCAAAGATATAGAAATATACTCAATCGATATACACGACAATCGACTTATTGTCGTGAACTTAGCCAAATATCTCGTTTTTCTCTGCACGCTTCTAAGGTAGGCGCACAACAGGCGAATAATTCACCACTTTCAGTACGGTAGTCATACTGGTACATTCTCACTCTTTTACCCTTCAACTTGGTAGTGTAGGTACAATAATTTTCTTTACCGGGTTGGCATATGCTGCAACCGTTTTTGTTTATTGAGTTCATCTTGATAATGGATTTAATTGATTAAAAGTCCAGCCGGCTTGTTTTAGCTTCTCTAAACCATCGGGTGATATTGCGTAATCAATTGGATGCGCAAAACTATCACCAAAACCGCCCGTATAGAAAGTATCTTTATGAAGAACACCAAGCGATTGAATTTCTTTCACTTTAGATATAGTGTTACGCCAAAGCCATTCTCTATATTTAGAATCACCTTCTTTATCAATGCTAACATAATATCCCTGTACGCCATAGTAATCAAATTCAGAAATATGAATATACCTTGCTTTCTCAACTTTCTGTTTTTGCAGCCATTCCTCGGTTCTGAAATTATCTTCGGGTAAAATATAAACCTCTTCTATGCCTAAGCCTAAGTTTTTATTAGGCGCAACTTTTTGAGAACGTAGCATCACTTTGTATGTCCACTGGTTATCCGTATGAAATAGTTTCGGATTGTCAAGAATAAATTGCATTAAATCGGTCTTGCTCACTTTCAGTTCTTTTGCCAGTTCGGGTATAAGGCAATATTTCTTGTTGTTCGCCATTTTAAGCAAATCAACTCTTCTTTTGATTTCTGCTATATCCATAATCATTCAGTTCTATAAGTTTTACCACCAAATTTTTCATCGCCATCTACCAATATATGATAATTGATATAAGGCTTGTTCTCTTTATCATTATGCTCTTTGCATTTAATTCTCGCTTCTTCGATTGTTTCACATTTACACATAGTGTATTCGGGATAGCCATCGAAGTATCTTACAACTCTATAAACTTTGTTCATAATCATTTACTTTACTATTATATCAATAGGCTTATTAGCAAACCAATAGCAATCCCAATCTAAGTAGACACATCTACCAAATTCGTTAGGATCACAGAATCCCAATATCTCGAACGGGCCAACTATACAACCGTAACCATTAACAACATCAACGACCTGTCCTTTTACCAGCTCTTTATCTGTATTAGGCATTACGTCTGAAAGGTTATCATAGACTTTTAACTGTTGTGCATCAACCATATTTTCAAAATCTGCTTTATGGGATCGTCTCATAATCGTGTGTATTGTGGTAGCCCAAAGGCTACCGAATTAAAAATAAACTTTTACTTTACGATACAAATTAGTGATTGATTGCTTTGCATACATATCACCATTGGCAAACTCTATTCTATTGCCGTTATCGTTGATAATAGGGTTCTCAACTGTTGCCAATTTATAGACTTCTTCTTTTGTCATAATCTTCTATATTGTGCAGGGCTTTCGCCCTGCTGGTTAAACATTTAATATTTGAATCTCTTTGTTGCCTATCTCTGTATCGACATTCAGGACCTCATACTTTTGAGCCTTATAGTTATAAACGACCTCACAAGTATTAAACCCTCTACCGTCTTCTCTTTGGTCATAGACAGTGTTTATGTGCTGATACATCTTATTACCTAACATAAAGTTTATCTTACCTGATGTACAGAAGTAGAATGCTACTGCATATTTCAATGTTTTCTTTTCATCAATCTTCTTTGTTGCCATGATCGTATATCTTTTAATTGTTATTACTTTATTTCTTTCTGATGATGCAAAGATAAAGCAAACTTTATCACAAACAATAGTTTTGATATAGTTCCCTTTATCATTTAAGAATATTTAATAAATCACACTTTATCAATATTAGGTTATATGATAAAGTTTGCATTACTTTGCGGAGTAATCAAAATAAAGTATAGTTTATGGATTTACGAATAAAAGAATTTATGAACGAGCGCAATATTACTTCTGCCTGGTTAGCTAAACAAGTTGGCATTTCAAAAGTAGCTGTTAGCAACATTGTCACCGGAAAGTCTTCGCCTTCTTTGGATAATATTATCAAGATTGCCAGCGTTCTCAATGTGTCTATCACTGAATTGATAGGAGAAGAAAAAGAGGATAATGCTATCACCTGCCCTCACTGTGGAAAGAAGATTAAAATAGAGAAAGGGTAAAGCCAGCCTAATCCCCCGGCTTTACCCTTTTCATCATCTCCCCATATATCCAATCCACATCCTGCCGAAAATACTTATACAACTGATAAGAGAAAACAAGATTATTACGGTTATCGGATATGGCCGTCTGCGCGCTAACGCCTAAGACCTCCGCTAATTTATTCCGAAGACCGTTCATCATCTTCCCGCCGGCGAGAGTACTTGGAGAGTACAAAAACAGGATGATAAAGATGAATTTCTTTCTTTGGGTAACATTCCCCAACCTAAACGTCTCCTTTTGAGAAATAATTTCTTGGAACCACCTATATAACGTTCCTATCATATCAAGATCAGTCAATATAGGTTCTGTTAGCTCTTTTTCCCTCTCCGATAACTTTGATTTCTGCTCTCTGATGGATTTTATTTCCGCAATTTCTGAAAACATGGCACGATTATTTAAAAGTAAATATTTATATTTGCACTAAATAATCGTGTGGAGAGGTGACGTTACTGGTGGTTCGGGGCGTTGCCTCTTGTGTTTATGCAAAGTTCACAGAACCTTTCGGTTCTGTATATCCATAACATCCCGGGATATAACCGGAAGTTTTTCATTATCTTCTTGGCTTGTCTTAATCTCATAATTTATTGTTTTAAATACTTATCTATATAATATTCACGAGGTTTGCATTTTACAATGTGATAATCTATCTGATATGTATTGCATACTAAAGAGTTATTGAAAGCAATTTCTTTGTTTTGATACACCATATCAATACATGTTTTGGGGAATGGATGTCCTTTTATCCACTCTTCAATGTCATCATACCGAATTGGTATGAGGGCATGAGGATCAAAGCTGTTCTTGCTTATTCCTATGAGTTTATTTCTCCTCTTATTGAGGATGTCAATTCTATTATGGCAATAACTAATTTGCTGGTCAATATCTCTCCTAATACGTTCTATTCGGTCTGTTTTATTCATATTCTTCTTAGTCGTTATACATTATACATTTGTTCAACCTTCAATCGAGCATACAGCTTGTTGACATCACCTTGAGCCTCGTCAATAGCCTGTTTCCCGAAAGCATTCTTCAACATGCGCATATCATCCTCGCTATCCAGCTTAAAGGATATCGGATTGGGGATTTTCTCTATACCCATAATATCCAAGAGAAGATTATAATTTCCTTCCTCAAACTCAGACAACAGCCAAGCATATTGAGCCTCCATTTTAGGAAGATGTTTTATATTTCTTTCTCTCGCGGTCTTTACGTAGATGCGCTGTTCTACGGACATTGCGGATTCAAGGATTTCAGCAAGCTCATTCGTGGTAGACCCTTTAATTGTGTATTGCCTAATATCCTCAATATTCTTTTTGAAGATATCAAGCTTTTCCTGTATCTTCCGTTTCCGTTGTTCAAGGACTCGTTCGGCTTCCAGTCTTTTTTCCTCCTCCCCATGATTCATTAGATATCTGGCACGGGCTATCTGGCATTCACGTCTTCCAAAGACGATCAGATACCCTTTGTCATCACGAAGATACCCGTCGCTTGTGTGTACCCAATAACCCGTAGAGCATTCCATGATATCAACCGGTTCATCCCCAGCCTTAAACATGACGGGGGAGCATTTTTTTCGAAGGTCAACCTTATTGACAAGGTCAAGAGTTAGACCTTCGGCTTTTTCTTCTTTCGTTAGTTTCTTTATTTCCATACTCAGTTATTTTTTAGTTATTAAAGTTGCTGTAATAAGTACTTTCTTACATCTCCATCCATATTTTCGAGCTTCTACCCAATATTCATACCTAAAGAAAGCATTAATACTATCTTTCTTGCAATATCTTAAAGTAAGATAATTAGGCCCCCCTTGAGGGTCAAAAAGCATCCACATTTTTTGAGGTTTCATGGCTCAACTATTCTTAATTATGAGCCTTCATGGTAGGCTCGGTTAATACTATTCCTCTAGATCGGGAATATGGCACCAATGGGTAATCTCCCCGAATACCTTATAAGCGTCCTCCCCGTAAACGATAAAGCCGCTATCCTTGCCATATAGATAAGCGGTGGCTTTACCCCCGTACTCACCTCTAACCAAGACTATGTCTTGATTTTCCGGTAGACGTTCCTTCACGCTTACCCACGGGGCTTGCTTTGCCGCCCTTTCAATATCTTCTCTTTCCATATTTTTCCTTTTTAAATTAATATTTTTCGTGATTGAAACTTTTCATATACTCACAATCTCTATCACAAGAACTATTATCATCATAGCAACTATCGTTGTGACTGTTCCAACAAGGACAGTGTTTATGATATGCTTCTAATCTGGCTTTATCTCTAGCTGCTTTCATTTTAGCCTTAATATGATTCGGCAATGCTTCCCGCACTACCGGGTGGAAAGTGATACATTTTGTTTTATTCATGATTCAGTTCTTTTTAATTCATATTTGATTTTGTATAAAGAATTTTATTTATTTTCTTTGTAGAAAATTGATATCAAAATAACCATTATGAGTACAGAAAATCTTCCTCATGAAATCATTGATAGATATGAGGTACACGAATATAGACATGCCATTGCAATTCTGAATATTGACTTCACAGTAGAATACAATGAAGTTATAGAAATGTTAAATGCTTTTACTTTAAGAAAAAGTGCAATAATAACTCCGGGTGGTCGAAAAAGTCCTATTTCAGGAGCACTTGATTCCTATTTATATGAAAAGGGATGGACTGAAAAAATGTTTGAAACCCAGCTAATTATTGATGGAGAGAAACATGACACTCCAACACACAAAATAGACTGTTACAAAAATCGTATAGCTCTTGACATTGAGTGGAATAACAAAGATCCTTTTTACGATAGAGATTTGAACAATTACAGGCTCTTACATGAAAGAGGAGCTATAAGTGTTGCAATTATTATTACACGTTGTTCAAAATTACAAGATATTTTTAATAAATTAGGGAAAGGAGATTCCTACGGAGCCTCTACCACCCATATGGACAAATTAATCCCGCGCATTGAAGGTGGTAGCGGAGGAGGTTGCCCTATTTTAGTATTTGGTATATCTGATAAATTATATGATGAAAATTCATAAATCCTAAATACCTTATTCCTGATTTTAAGTGATATAACAGGGATAAGGTATTTTATGTTATTTATTATTCTTGACCAGTAAAAGCATTTCTTGTACATCTCTTTTTCGATCATTCTTTCGGCCCATAGTCATATGGCTATAATCCATAGCCCAAAGTTTAATTTGCGACCTTGAGAAATATTTCAATGCAGTTTGTTCCAAATCATAAACAGATATCATTCCTGTATCACTATAGCTAAGAACCAACGAATTGTTTTTTCGCTTCACTACAGAAAACATATCATCAAAAGCCTTTTGAACTTGAGTTCGGATACAAAATGGAGACTGATGTCGATCAACTCGATACCTTCCTTTAACATACATTCCATTTTTTGTTTGGATTTCAGGATAATCATAAAGAACCATAGTTTCTAAAATATGGTAAAAACGACTATAATGTACAAAACAATATGGAGGATCAGCATATACAGTCGTTCTCTCTTCTAAATTGTTCAAACAACTTATATAATCTTCCACAATTATTTTATGATTAAGATGATTAGGTTCAGTCCTTAACTTTCCGAATACATCTTCTACTTTTCGTACAAAATATTCCAGAATACTTTTTGACCTATATATTTTGATATCAGCCATTGCAGATTCCGTCTTTGCATCTCGATACTGAGCATAATGTCCTGTTCCTTGACTATTATAAGCAGCAGCATACATAAGACAACTTAAAAGAGTATTATATACAGATGAATTACGATAATCTTCAATAGCCATTCGCAAAGAGTCTATCCAAGTACATTGTTCAACGCTCCACCATGTTCCTGAATAGTATTTTGTAAATAGATGCCAATCGTTATTAAACTGGGAATTAATTAGTTGTTGGCTTCTTGTTTCAACATTATTAAAATCTTCTAATGTCATATCAGATGCATACAAATAATCCAAAACTAATGTTTGGTAATGTTTTTGATGATATTCTTTGGCTTTTAACAGAATATCTTCTAACAAAACATCTTGATGATTCCAATCTGTAAGATAAGCCTTTGCTATAACAGAAGAATAATACTGAATATCATTTGAAATAATAGGAAGCTGACTTCCTAATGCACCCGAAAGCGAACATGAACCTGCAAATAGATCACATATTGCTCCTCCTTGATAAACACTTTCAATTCCTTGTATAACGAATGGCAAAATTTTAGTCTTTGATCCCATATACTTAATATAATGGGGAAAAGCATCACTATGTAGTTTATATTTCATTTTTCTTATTTTAATGCAAATATACGATTAATACTTGGTTCTACCGATGAAAAAGGAGCACACAAATTAAACACTTTACTATATTTGTAGATGCAAACCATTAATTTACGTGGATTTAGCCTATATATTTAAATGAACGTAGCCTCTGCTTGAATCTAACAAATTTAGCCAGTGCTTATTTTGTTAAGTGTATTCCTCTAATAGTTTAAATAAAAGACTTCATGTACTCGCAGTGCCCGATCTACAATGCTTACAATCGTGCCAATAGGCGCTATTCTTAATTTTTCTACTGTTTTCATTTTTTTAGCTTGATTATTCTGATTCCATAATCTTTTTC